CCCAATCAAAAGAGATTTTAAACCTGCACCACCAAAGAGGTTTAGTTAATGGCTAATTACAAAAGAGATTTTTTAACAGCTAGACATGATGATTATGAGTCTAAATTTAATGATTGGAACTTTCATTTATTATCATATCTAGGAGGACAGGACTACCAGAATGGTTATCTACTAAACAGATATGTATTAGAGTCAGATGAGGAGTATATCAAAAGGCAAAACAATACCCCTATTGACAATCACTGTAAGAATGTAGTGCAGATCTATTCATCATTTCTATTTAGAGTTCCACCTACAAGAAACTATGGCAGTCTATCTGGTGATGAACAATTAGAGAATTTTATTAAAGATGCAGATTTAGATGGTAGATCATTTGACAATATAATCAGAGAAATGCAAATAAACGCATCTATCTATGGAACTTGTTGGGCTATAATGGATAAACCTGCTGTGCAAACAGAAACCAGAGCAGAAGAAATACAACTAGACATCAGACCATACCTATCAGTTTACACACCAGAGAATGTCTTGAATTGGCAGTTCCAAAGAATGATAAATGGCAGATATGAATTAGTATCATTAACTCTATTAGAGAACTTACAAAATGATGTAGCAACTATCAGAGTATGGACTAAAGAAGATATATCTACTTTGATGGTAAAAGACTTTAACAAAGGATATTCCACAGCAGATCCAATACTTGTTGATGAAATGCCTAATATGATTGGTGAGATACCTGCTGTTATTTTATATAACCAGAAATCTCAAAAGAGAGGTATTGGTATTAGTGATTTACAAGATGTAGCTGAACTACAAAAATCTATCTACAATGATTACTCAGAGATAGAACAACTTATCAGATTATCTAATCACCCTAGTTTAGTCAAAACACCAAATGTAGAAGCTAGTGCAGGTGCAGGATCTATCATTGAGATGCCAGAAGATTTAGACTCCAACCTTAAACCTTATATCATTCAACCTAGTTCCCAATCATTAGATGGCATCATGTCAAACATACAAATGAAAGTAGATGCTATTAATAGAGTTACACACATGGGATCAGTAAGAGGTACAGAGAAAACGATTAACTCTGGTATAGCATTACAAACAGAGTTTGAATTATTAAATGCTAGATTATCAGAGAAAGCAGATTACTTAGAGAATGCAGAGGAACATATCTGGAGATTGTTTGCTAAGTGGCAAGATAAAGAGTTTGATGGTGAAATAGATTACCCAGATAGCTTTAATCTTAGAGATTATTCTGCTGATTTACAATTCCTACAAGTAGCTAAAGCATCTGGAGTTTCTTCTGATACTTTTGCAAAAGAAATAGACAAACAAATAGCAAGAGCAGTTGTAGATGATGATGATAAAATTGCTGATATTGATAATGAGATAGAAGCAAAACCTAGACCTATTGGTCAATTCTCAACACCTGCAATAGAAGGTGAAGAAGTTGCCGAAGAGTAAAAGACGCAAAGTTCCCAAAGATAAGAAAACAGGTGTACCTAAAAAGTATTTATCTGGACTGAAAAATGAAGAAGAACGAAAGAAAAGAGCCAGACTTATCAAAAGAGTTTCAGCATTATACAAAGCAGGGAAACGCATACCTGCATCATTACTAAAAGCAAGGACTAAGGCATAATGGCAGTCAAAAGAAAACCCTTATCAGCTTCAGTTGTTGCTACACTTAAAAGAAAAGCAAAAGCATCTAAGAGATACACTTACGGAACACTAGCAAAAGTTTATCGTAGAGGACAAGGTGCATTCTTATCAGCAGGAAGCAGACGAGTTCCTATGGCGGCTTGGTCTATGGGAAGAGTCAATAGCTTTCTTAGAGGATCAAGGAAGCACGATTTAGATTTAAGAAAGAGGAAGAAATAATGGTCAAAGTAAACTCAATCAAAAACATCATCAAAGATCTTACACCTAGACAACAAAGAACCATGCGTAGTCATGCTAGACATCACAGTCTAAAACATATGAGATCTATGGCTAGATCTATGAAGAATGGCAAAACATTTGGTCAAGCACATACTACAGCTATGAGAAATGTAGGAAAGTAATGGCAACCTATAGAGGTAGGTCAGTAAAGCTAAATAAACCATTTAGAACACCTAATAAAAGCAAGAAGTTTGGAGTCTATGTAAGAGATAGATCATCTGGGAATGTCAAGATAGTACGATTTGGTGATCCTAATTTATCAATAAAAAAGAACATTCCTGCTAGACAAAAGAGTTTTATGGCTAGATTTAGACCTATTCTGGCTAAAGTTAAAGGTCAAAAGAGCCTATCACCTGCTTATTGGGCAGTACAATCTTGGAAAAAAGGTTTTAAGATTTAGTTGTAATACTATAAATAACCTATATATTTTTTATATGTTAAATAATAAGGAGATATAAAAATGAAAGTTCTAATAGCTTGTGAATATTCTGGGATAGTAAGAGAAGCATTTAAAAAAAAAGGACATGATGCTTGGAGTGTAGATATTTTACCAACCGAAACAGAGGGTAATCATATACAAGATGATGTTTTAAATCATTTAAATAAAGATTGGGACATGATGATTGCACACCCACCTTGCACACATTTATCAGTAAGTGGTGCTAGATGGTTTACAGAGGGAAAAAAACCTATTTCTTTAAGAAATGATGCTATAAATTTTGTAAAAAAATTATTTGATGCAAAAATAGAAAAAATTGCAATAGAAAATCCTATTTCAGTAATATCTTCATACATAAGAAAATCAGATCAAACTATACACCCTTATCATTTTGGAGAACCACATATGAAAGCAACTTGTTTGTGGCTCAAAAATTTACCTAAATTAAAATATACAGATGTTGTAGAACCAGAGTTTGTATATAGTGGTAAAGGAAGAAAATGGTCAAAATGGTTTTGGGAAACATCATGCTTACCACCTAAAGAGAGAGGCAAAGCAAGAAGTAAATTTTGGGTTGGTATTGCTAAGGCTATGGCAGATCAATGGTCATAATATAATTGATTATTTTTACATAACCTTGTAATTCTAGGTTATGGCAGACGCATTCAAAGACAGTTTCAAACAATTCGCAAATAAGAAACAAGGCATCTTAAATAAATTAATAGATAGCCATGAAGAAAGATTACTAGGAACATTAAAAAAACTAGAAGATGATATAATAGCTGAACTAACTAAATTATCATCTGGTGGGGTTAAACTCACAACACAACTAGCAATTCAACTAAGACCAAATCTTAAAAGACTCATAGAACAAAATTTTCTTAAAGAAGCTGATAGTATTGTTTCTGAATATGATGAGATAGTAAAAGAATATCAAAGATTTATTAAACCTTTACCTATACCAGATAAATTTAAAACACTTACTAAACCAGACCTTAAAGTAATTAATGATTTAAAGTTCTTATCCTTTTCTGGGTTTGAAGATATGGGTAACAGATTTTTAGATACTATTGCTAATGAAGTTTACCAATCAAGTGTAACAGGTAGACCATTTAATGAAATGGTTAAAAATATCAGAGGTCAAATCAATGGTGTTTACCAAAGATCAAATGAAACAGCTATAAACAGATTAACTGACTATATATCTAAAAATAGATATTCAGATAACGCAGAGATTATTGCAAGAGTTAAGAATGCCAGAGAGATACTCCATACTAAATATGCTTCAGATATATTGGGAAATAATATGCGAAGATTTGCGAGTCAAATAGCACATGATAGCTTAATGCAATTTGATGGACAGTTTACAATATACAAAGGCAAAGAAGCAGGGATTACTAAATTTCAATATGTAGGAACTAATATTACTACTACTAGAGATTTCTGTAGAAGGAACTTAGGTAGAGTTTTTACTGAAGAGGAAGCAAGATCAGCATGGCAAAGCACATGGAGAGGTAAGTCTGGAACAGATCCATTTATCAATAGAGGAGGATATAGATGTAGACATAGCTTTATTCTCTTTGATGATAATTGGGATAAATTTGTTGAATAATCTATAATTATTTTATACATCTAACATAATAAGGAGAATTATTATGTCTGACGAGAACAAAACGGAAACAATACAGGAAGAAACTAAACAAGAAGAAGTAGTAGAACAAGTAGAAGCTAAAGAGCCAAAAGAAGATAGCCAAGCTATGATTGATAAAACAATCAAAGACAGACTTCATAGACAAAAGAGAAGAACACTAGAAGATTTAGGTGTTACTGATATTGACGAAGCAAAAGAGATTATTGCTAGATCAAAAGAAGCTGAAGAAAAAAGAAAACTTGAAGCAGGTAAGTTTGAGGAAGTAAGGCAATCTTTAGTTGATAGTCATAAGAAAGAATTACAAAAATTACAAGATGAACTAAGAGGTGAAAAGATTGATAAACAATTAATTCAATCCGCATCTGGTAATAGAGCAATCAATCCTAATCAAGTAAAAGATTTATTAAAAAATAATGTTAGATTAAGTGAAGAAGGTAGAGCAGAAATACTTGATAAAGATGGAACAACAAGATACAACAAAGAAGGCAAACCATTAACCATAGATGAGTTTGTTTCTGAGTTTATGACACAGAATGCACATTTCCAAGTTGCAACCCCTTCTGGGAGTGGAAGTGTTAGTAATGTGGGGAAGGTAAACGCACAGACCTTTAATTTGGCGGACTTAGACATGAATAATCCAGATCATAGGCAGAAATATGCTGAGTATAGAAAACAGCGAAATTCTAAACCTACTGTGATTAATCTTAACAAATAACCGCTATTTAAAGGAGATATAAAATGGCAGATGAAACAACAAGTAGTACGATATCGGAATTATATACCGAGATCGTAGCAGAGGCTCTGTTTGTAGCAAATGAACAGAGTGTAATGAGAAATCTAGTGCGTAATTACACTATTGCAGGTGGTGGAAAATCCGTAGAAGTACCAATCTATGGTGTAGTATCAGCAGCAGCAGTAAGTGAAGCGGCAGATTTATCAAACACAGCAGTAAACCCAACATCTAAAACTATCACAGCTTCAGAAGTTGGAATTATGACAACACTTACAGATCTAGCAAGAAACTCAGCATCAAGAAATGTTGGTGCAGATATTGGTAGACTATTCGGTGAAGCTATTGCAAAGAAAGTTGATACAGATTTATCAGCATTATTTACAGGCTTTTCAGAAGGTCAAGGATCAGCAGGTGGAGAATTAACCATTGATGAAATGTTCAAAGCAGTTGCAAAACTAAGAACTGCAAATGTTCCTGCACCTTATTATGGTGTATTCCATCCAAAGGTTATGTATCAAATCAAAAAACAACTAACAAACACATTTGTTGGTAGTGCAGGTAATATGCCAGATATGGGTAATGAAGCACTTAGACAGGGATTTGTTGGAACAATAGCAGGTGTTCAAATATTTGAATCATCTAATATTGCTGTTGATGGATCAGATGACTCTATTGGTGCAATCTTCTCACAAGATGCTTTAGGTATGGCTATGATGCAAGACCTAAAAATTGAGAGTCAAAGAGATGCAAGTTTAAGAGCAGATGAAATTGTAGCAACCGCAGTTTATGGTGTAAGTGAATTACACGATAGCTATGGTGTTAAATTAACTGCTGACTCAGCACTTTAATAATTAATAATTTAGGGGTGGGATTTTCCCACCTCTATGGTAATAATAATTATGGCAACAACAGAATTTGGTGTAAACCTAGCAGAAGTACAAAAATATCAACCAGATATTGCTTCATTCGGTATTACAGATTTTGATACTCAACTACAATTCGCAGAAGATGATGTCATTAGACAAATCAGAGAGGAATGGTGGGAGAGATATAGACATACAGTACGATATAAAGATATTACAAAGGTTACATCATTAGAACTTGTTAGTTCTAAATTAACAGACGCACAATGGAAAAGATGCGTAGTTTACAAAGCATTAGCGGAATATATTATGCCACAACTAAAAAAATGGAGAACAACAGAAGGTGATGAAGATGCTTTTCAAAGACAAATAAATTTTTACAGAGCAAGTTATGCTACTGAGTTTCAAGCTATCCTAAGAGATGGTGTTGAATATGATGAAGATGGTGATAGTACAGTATCAGCTAGTGAAAAAGAGCCAATCCATAATTTAAGGTTAGTGAGGTAGATATGTGTCCTTGTGATGGTCAATGTTTATGTAAATAATGGTTGCTGAAGTAAAAATTACTAGCAATACAATCCAAATAGCAAACGAAATTAAAGGCATATCTCAAAAGATGTCTAGTGCCATAAAGAAATCATTAGCAAATGTTTCAGCATTTGAAATCAAAGAAATTAGATCGAGAACTCAAACTAAAGGTGTAGATGCTTTTGGTAGAAAATTTAAACCTTATTCACCAAACTATAAAAGAGCAGGAGTTAAACAATCTGGAGTAGTTGATCTTACAGATACAAGCCAAATGTTTAGTTCTTTAACAAGTAAAATTAGTGCAAGTAAAGGTGTATTATTCTTTAGAAGAAATGCAGAGAGTAAAAAAGCATCATTCCATGATATGTTTGGTGTAGGTAAAAATAAAATTACTAGACAATTCTTTAGAATTAGTAAAGATGAACAAAAGAAAATTAGAACAATATTTAGCAAAGTATTAGAGAGAGAGTTAAAGCTGTGAGTGAAAGAGAAGATATTGCAAGTGATATAGTAACTAAACTGACAGCAGTTAGTTCACCAATTACATTTAA